TAACAGCAGAGCTAAAGGAAACAATTTTGAACGTTCTTTAGCTAAAAAACTAAACACTAGATTCAACACAAAAGAATTCTGTAGGACTCCAGGCTCAGGAGCCTTTGGAAGCACACACGAGCTTCCTAAGCACTTACAAGTGTATGGAGATCTCATCACTCCAGAAACATTTAAGTTCGTCATAGAGGCTAAGAAAGGCTATGACATCAAGCTAGAGGATGTATGGAAACCAAAGAGTGATTTGTACTCATTTATAGACCAAGCAAAAAAAGATGCTAAGTCCTCCGGAAGAGAATGGCTGTTAGTATACAAAAAAGATAGGCAACAAGAAATTGTAATAACAGACACTGAACACCCTACAAAGGAGCAACTAAGAATACATGAAAAATACTTTGTGTATTTATTGAAGGATTTTTTGAGCCTTCCCGACGAACATTTCTTCGAAAAACTCGATAATGGATTCTCGTATTAAAGACTTCATTTCTTGCTGCTGGGATTCAGGAAGTGAGCGTCTCTTTTTTTGTCTAGCTACTAACTCTTCAGGAGAAATGTCTACTTCAACGGTGGCAGTTTTTCTTCCCAGCCTGTAACGATACCTAACATTTACAAGGGTTTTATTTCCTTCTCTTTTGAACTTAAACCCTGAGTTGTCTGCGATAATTCTGATATCATCTGTCCCATTTAGAATATTTGCAGCTAAATCGTCAAAAACAACACTTTGTGGTACCATTTCAAAATCTCCTCTTGCCCCTACTTTAAAACTAATTAACTTCTCATGCGTGGAAGCCCCTGTATTTAACATGGACATAACAGCTTTAATCCTTAGCTTTTCGTCTGGTAAAGGTTTGTTTCCATCCAAAATGCCTAAGGTATGAAGAACATTCACTTTAATACCCTCTAAGTTTCGCCTCTGAGTTTCTTGGTTTGGGCTCTGCTGATACTTTTTTAACTTGTTAATGGTTTCGTCTATTTGGCCTTGGAGAGGGTAACCCACATTATCTCTAACTGAGTGTAAATCTCCTAAAATGGAGTCAATGGTGTTTTCATTTTTTATCCACGCTTCAGGGTCAGTACCTGCAGGTCTAGTAGGAGTCTTAAAAGCCGTAGAGACTCTAGAGTAATCATATTTTTCTTTGGACCTCATGGCTCTTGCTTTTGATAAAGTATCTTCATTTACCCCTTTCTCTTTCATAGCCTGTATATGGGTCTCGTACACCTCATCAGCTCCTCTAGAGTAAATGCCTTTCTTAGATATTGCATCTTTTCCAACTGCTACATTAAAAGTTTGCTTTGCGGGGTCCACATTCTTATGCTCCCTAGGAATAGCAACCTCTCCAGTAACTTCATCTTTCCAAAAGGATCTTAGCCTTACTGGGGTATAAGTACTATTGTAAGACTGTAAAAAGGATAAAGCGGAAGATTCGTCTTTAAACACCATGATACTATCAGCTTTCACCTTTTCGTGTCTGTCGGAAATTCCTCCTGGAAGATCGGAAGGGCTTTTCGTCCCTGTAAGCCTATTAACAGGAACACCTACAAATTCCTGTGATGTTCTTACAAACCCAGGAACTTTTCTAAGCTCATAAGCGAGTTTTAGCTCTGGGAGCAGGTAGGAAGTTAGGACTAACTTAGAAAGTTTCTCAGTTTCTTCGTTAGAAATAACCCCGTCCAAAAGTTTATCACCAAACGCCTGCTCTAAAAACTCCTCAGCGTCCGCAACTATAGGAGGAAACATCTTTTCAGCGTCATCGTACACCCCATAAGCGTCTCTAACGACTTCTACAAACTTATCCACTTTTAAATTTATAGCTTTCAAAGACAACTCTAATGCTTTCGTAAGCTTGTGCCCCATGGTTTCTTGAACAATGCCTTGTTCTTTTAGATTGATCCATCTTGCAAAGTAATCAGCAATTATAGGAGAAGTCTCATCCACATCAGCTCTAGCTCCTGACCAATCTCCGCCTCCTTTCGCTCCTGTAGAGGAAATTAATCTCTCACTGGAATCACATTTCTTCATATCAGAAAAAGAATTGATAACTTTTAGTATTGGGTTATCCTTATTTCTTAAAGACTTTGCACTGGTAAAATGAGTCCCGTGGTACCTGCTAACATCATAGTGGTCAGCTAATTTTCCTTTAGCTATTCCTGCTGACAACAAAGGCTTTTCCGTATTAGAGTTTAAGGATCCATAAACAAGCTCCGTGCCTCCAGACCGAGTAAAAAATCTATCCAGAAGCTTTTTCCTTTTCTCCAAGCCTTTTACTTCAAAACATTCCTCTTCCTGGTTAGCGGCATCTTTAAGTAAACCTAAAAAATCTTTAAAATCATTTACAAATTCCTGAACTGCTTCGTCCCCAAAATCTTCCTCACCCAAATCACCAAAAGCATCAGACATAATTTGACTGAATAGGGTCTGGGATCCGTTTCTCCTGTTTTTAAGTTTTTCAGATATATTTATAAACTCTAGATTAGTGGCTTCCCTAAATTCATCATCAACTTCTAAATTCAGAGATTTGCTTTCGGCTAGAGAGAGAAATGGAGCCTCCAACTTCATAAACGAATCTGCAATAGAATCTTCGAAAGACATAGGATCCATAGCGGCAGCGTCTTCTTCCGGAGGTAACTGTTCCTCCTCTCCCTCGTCATTCAACCTTAATTCTAGGTATTGTATAAGGGCGTCCTGACTAGCGCTGTGTTCATTTCCTTGATAGTCTCTCCAGGCTATCATTCCGGGGTCTTCTGTTTGCACACCAAAAAACGGTGACGCGATGTTTACAGGCACTCCTGGAGATGGGGATTTCGCGGTCTTCAATAAACTTTTTAAATCCTCCTCCTCATAAGATCCTTCTGGGAACTGCCTATTAAGGCTTAACTCTCTAGACCCTCCATGACCCTCCAGCAAGGCTTCAGAAAGGGAGTACCTCCTCTTTCTAAGTTTGGAGTACGAGTCTAGTAGTTCGGAAAAAATATCCATGTCCCTTTAAAAATAAATAGGGGATGTCCTGATTAAAAGACATTCCCTATTGTACTAAATTATTATAAATTTCAGTCAGTCCCTGCGTATTGAACGGCAAAATCATAACGGAGGGTTATTTCTACAGTATGAAATTCGTTGGTAGCATAATTAAGTTCTGCAAGTTTCCAGGATTTAGGATATGCACCATACAAATAAACATGTTTGACAGGAAACATTGCATTGTCCAGCTGGTAAATTCTAACAGAAGTTTTAAAGGATCCTGCGCCTTGAATAAATCCAGGTGTAAATGACCCAGTAATAGGATCGTATACAGAACTCATCCAATTAAACAACTTCTCAGCGACTTGTCCTGTAACTAGATTATCGAAAGTAATAGTTACTTCGTCAGGAGTTACTTTTCCAGGATAGAAAAATTTGTCATTAACTCTATCTACCACAATATCTTCAGAAGTAAATCCTATCTGAGACACCTGTTTGGCGGCGAGAGTTAGCTTTGTCTCATCAGTTTCAGTGCTGCCAGGAAGTACAATTTCTACCTCCCATTGATATGCACGGTAAGATTCTAACCCGTGAGAAAGTAGGGGAAGCTCCCCAGTGTTTAAAGTTCTGTTTGTTTGAGTCGCATAGTATGCATTAGCCATCTAAAATATCTCCTTTTTATATACTGCTTTACCCTAGCTGTGCAGATTGATTAGTGAGGTTAAGTTCAAAGATTATAACTTCAGCGGTTTTGGTAGGCCTGATAAATACTCTGCACCACAGCTCATTTCTATCAATCCTAACGGGGGTGTTAGTAGTTTCGTCACAAACTACCTTAAACTCAGTAATTCCACGACGATTTCTTATGTCATCCAGCGCAGGCTGAACAATATTCTTTATACGGCTCCATGTAACTGGATCGTTAGGCTCAAAAACAAATGGTCTCGTAGCGGATAAAAGCATCTTACGAATAACAATCATCATTCTACGGATATTAACCCTGTCAAGTGCAGTAGCAGTTCTCTGGGTGGTTTTATTTCCCCAAATTACAATTCCATCATTGGCAAACTTAACAATCGGGTTTATACACTCACCAGATTGATATAGAATGTCTCTGTCGCCTTGGCTCAGAGGAACCTCTACGTCAAAAGGCCTGGTCAAACGTCCTCTTGTGAGTCCTGCAGGTGCGAACCAAGGGTCTGAGATTTGATCAGTGTTAGCCATTACGCCAATAGCGAAAGCAGCGGGATCAACCCAAGTATCCAATCCAGTCCACACGTCAAATATTTTAACCCAAGGCCAGTAAACAGCAGCATAAGAGCTGTTGAGAGCAGACGTTCTTCCTGTATATTGTCCATTAGTCCAGTTAATCGCATCTTGTGCAGTTCCTAGCCCTTTAGGGGGGGACAGCACTGCCACTAAATTCTGACTTGATTCCGCGATACTAACCAATGCGTTTTGAACAGTTTCATCAGTAACTCCAGGGGT